TATTGCAGTAGGGGATGGAAGCACTGCTGCTATTTTTACGCAGTTCAGGGGGACTGACGGGGTTGATGACTTTATCGGCAAACTCGGCCCGGTTGTTGAGCTTGGCAAGGTTTACACCGTAGTAGCGGTATACCCATCAGCAGCAAAAGCTGCCGCCTATATGTACGTCAATGGAGTTAAATATGTAACTGATTCCGCAACATCATTGAATACTACATTTACCAATACGCTAGTAAATGAGGCCATAGGCGCTTTAAAACGTGGGGCAACTGGGACGTATTCTCCAGACACCGTATTATTTACCGCTCGCGGACTAGGACAAATACCAGAATCGCTAGCTAAAGATATATCGTTAAACCCATACGTTTTATGGCAAAAACAGCAGCGCACAGTGTTCTCGGTCTCTGCGGCGGGAGGACCAACGGTTGTCGACCTGACAACGGCCGCACTCAGCCTGACCCCGCAAAGCACGCAGAATACCGTTCTCGCAACGCTCTCCACCGCTAACGCAAACCTAGCCGCCAGTGCAGTACAACCGTTGATTGCGGGTTCCCTCAGCGTCGCCGCGATGAACTTCGTCGCGCAGGGCACGCAAAACACTGTTCGGTCGAACCTGGCTGCAGCCGCATTCGGCTTCGTTACTTACAACATCACCGCAGCGAACGCCGCGAATGCCGTGGAACTCACCGCCGCGACAATGAACTTCGTTGCACAAGACACGCAGAACGCAATCTCTGCGAACCTGAGCGCAACCACATTCAACTTTGTTGAAAATGATGTGCAACCGCTCGTAGCCCAAACCTTAAGCGTCCCCACGTTCGACTTCGTCAGCAACGATGTACAAAATGGGTTAAGCCTGTTACTCGATGTTGCGATCTTTGACTTCGCAGCACGATCAATAACCTTCCCAGGCGTAGATGTGGGAACAGGAAGATCGACCCGCTTGATGCTTATGGGGGTAGGTAACTAATGGCTGTAAAACTATAAGGAAATAACATGGCTTCTCAGCTATTTACAAACAATGCGAAAAGTGTACTGGCGTCCAGTCTTACCGCCATTGCCACCAGTCTCACGGTAACGGCAGGGCAAGGGGCCAGGTTCCCGACGATAACCGGATCAGATTATTTTCTTGCGACATTATGCCAGCAAGGCTCATCTGGTGAGATTAACTTTGAGGTCATAAAAGTAACGGCACGATCTACAGATACTTTCACCATCGTGCGCGCGCAGGAAGGCACTACAGCACTCGCGTACAGCGCAGGCGACAAGGTGGAATTGCGCCTTACTAAAGAAACGATGGAGGGACTAAGAGACTTTCTCCAAACGGGTACCGGAGCGGTAACACGGACAGTGCGAACCAAGCTCAGGGAGATTGTAAGCGTTCTTGATTTCTGCGCTAACGGCACGTCGGGGGCTGCTGTTGACCCGACAGGCGCAGTCGACAGCACTCTTGGAATACAAGCCGCCATAAATCAAATAGCAGCCGGGGCTATGGGAGGAACTGTATTTTTCCCCCCTGGGGTTTACCTGGTTAGTGCAACCCTAGCGATAACTACGGATGCAGTTTTATTACGTTCAGATGATAGGCAAATGACACAGATACGACGTGCGTCTAATTATGGACCTACCGTTAAATTCTCCAAAAATACTTCAACCCGTATATCTGGGGGTGGGGTATTTGGAATTGCTTTCTACGACCAAAACAACAGCATGACCGTGGCGACAAGCCCCGCACACATAGTGCTAGATTACACAGACCAAGTAAAAATAAAAGAAGTCACCACGATAGACGGCGCTGGGGGTATAAGGCTACTATCAGCTAACAATACGTTCATTGATACGGTATTTATTTCATCCTCCTCCGGGTCGCCGACTGGAAAAAATGGAATTGCAATAGCGCCAACAGCAATTTCGGGGGCTACTAGCTTGACGCCTAGCATTATTTGGATGAATAACGTTGACATGCTATTAGGAACCGGAGTAGCAGTAACCAACACGATGGACTACGGTCTACTTGTTCAGAACGTGGATGGTTTATTCGTATCGAACATGCACATCTTTGATACTGCACTTGCGGACGTTAAAATTGCATCAACTACTGGCGCGCAGGTATCAAACCTTTATTTCAGTAACATAATGCTCGACCATTGCGCCGGGTACGGCGTCTTGATGGACGGCACAAGTAGTGTTACCAGTTTCGAATTTACTGGAAAAATAAGTTCGCTAGGCGCAGGGGGAACAGCAGTCCACGGAATTGCTATTACTTCCCCTTGTCAAGATGTAAAACTTGCTGTCTCCATTGAAGGGTTTAATGCGTCAGGAATTTACATCGACAATGCTAGTGCAAACGACATCGCGATACATCCCGGAATCATCAGGAATAATGACGCTGACAACGCGTCAACGGTAGGTGGCGGAATCTTCATACAACAAGCTAACAGAACGTCAATAACGGGTGGTCTTATAGGCGGGGCTGGTAAGCAGGATTGGGGTATTAGGATAGGCTCACAGGTATCGAAAATCAACATATCTGGCGTAAGCATAACCGACAACGGCGGCGTAGGAATACAAATTGATGCAAGCTCGAACTACATAAATATTGTTGGATGTAATTTAAGTAGTAATCCATCCGGAGGACTGCTTGATTCTTCTAGTGGAAATACAAAATTAATTCGAGATTGCTTAGGAGTTACCCCTATATTTGCGTCGGCTACGTGGGATCCTGGTTCTTGTGCAAATGGCGCAACCGTTAATACTACGATAGCTGTTACGGGTGTTTCCTTAGGCGACTTCGTTACTGTTTCATTCTCAGCAACTTTATCAGGGTTAATTCCATCTTGCTATTGTATTGCGGGTAACGTAATTGTCATATTAACAAACAATACCGGCGGCGCTACGGATTTGGCATCCATGACTGTTTATGTAAAAGTTGAAAAACGATTCTTGTGATTAATTTTATTGTTTAACATATGCAACTAAACGGGTCAGCACTAAATGTTGAAGAACTGAACGGGGGTACGTCATACGTAACCCTTGAACTAACTACGGCTGCTCTGACGTTTGTTGCAAACTCCGTGCAGACGAAACACACCGTCTCCCTGCGGCAAGGTAGTCTCGACTTCAGCCGTCAGGTTATACAGTTTTCCACTCGGAACAACTTAGCTGTCGTGGCGTTCGATCTCGACGTAAACGGGATAAGCGCAGCACAGGGCGCGACGTTATCCACCGCTACTTTTAGTTTCGTTGCGAATACGGTTCAATTAGCCAACCGAAATCAACTGAGCACATACGCCTTCGACTTGGTAGGCCAACCAACACAAGCAGGGGCCAGCGTAAATCTGTCAGCAGCAACCTTGAACGTGGCAGGAAGTCCGTTGTCTCCGACCAAGATTGTCGCGTTGGATACTGCCAACCTGAAACTTGAAGGACAAACATCAACTCCGACGATTGTTGTTACGCTCGCACCCGCGACGCTGACCTTTGTTGCTTTGGACGTCGCCCCATACAATAAACCTCTTGGAGAAGTGGTTAGCCTCGCCACGGCGACCTTTGACTTCGTGCAGAACACGCTACGCCCGGTTAACGGAATCATCTTCGATACGGCGTTGATGGATTATGTGGCAACCGACGTCCAAAACGCGGCGCGGATGGCGCTGGCTGCAAGCGACCTAAAGATGGTGTCGCAAAGCATAACCGTCGTGCAGGCAGCAGTCCAAGTTCAGTTAACAACAGCTAGCTTTAACTTCGTTCCAGGAGCACTACAAATGACGGGCATTTCCTCAGCCGGGGATCGGAAGCGCATGCTGTTTGGAGTGGGTAGGTAATGCGCCTAGAAGAACTGCTTAAAAAACTGACTCAGACCAAAGAGGTAAATCGCCAAGAGATCGAGCGCCTTGCCCTTGATGCCACGGCGCACATGAAGTGGGTCCCAAACCCAGGACCTCAAACAGAGGCGTACTTCTCACCAGCCGATGAGATATTCTTCGGAGGCCAGGCCGGAGGCGGTAAGAGCGACCTTGAGATCGGACTCGCGATCAACGAGCATGATAGGTCGTTAATCCTCCGCCGGACGAACAAGGAAGCCGATGGTTTGGCTGAACGCATGGCAGAGATTTTAGGTACCCGCGACGGGTACAACTCTCAAAAAGGAACATGGCGTTTACCCCACAATGGAAACATCGTCGAGATCGGCGGATGCCAGTTAGAAACCGATAAACAAAGGTACAAGGGGAACCCCCACAGTTTGATCTGCTTCGATGAATTGAGCGATTTCACCGAATCCCAATACGTTTTTATCAACGCATGGAACCGTTCAGCGAACCCAAAACAGCGTTGCCGAATCGTCGGTGCCGGAAACCCCCCAACAAGACCTGAAGGGTTGTGGGTTGTCCGGCGCTGGGCGGCATGGCTTGACCCCAAACACCCGAACCCCGCGAACCCTGGAGAGTTGCGCTGGTACACTACCGGCGAAGACGGAAAGGAAATCGAGGTAGAAGGCCCTGGCCCTCATATCATCAACGGCGAGTATGTTATCGCACGCTCTCGCACCTTCATTCCTTCTCAACTCTCGGACAATCCAGACCTCTCCGCGACCAACTATGCCGCAGCGCTGGCGGGGCTTCCCGAAGAACTACGGGCCGCTTACCGCGACGGCGACTTCAGCGTCGGGCTGCGCGATGAGCCGATGCAGGCAATCCCCTCGGCGTGGATTACGGAAGCACAACACAGATGGACCAAGAACCCTCCACACGGAGTTCCGATGTGTTGTATCGGGGTAGACGTAGCCCAAGGCGGTAACGACAACACCGTGCTTGCTACCCGGCACGATGGATGGTTCGCACCTTTGCTCGTCATTCCAGGACAGGAAACAAAGGACGGCCCAAGCGTAGCCGGCAAGGTAGTAGCGAATCGAAGGGACGAATGCCGGGTAGTAGTCGATATCGGCGGCGGCTGGGGTGGGGAGGCTTATGCTCACATGAAAGCTAACGGGGTTGACGTTGCAAGTTACATGGGTATCAAGGCTTCCATGAGCCGCACCAAGGACAAGCAACTCAAGTTTACGAACATCCGCACAGAGGCATATTGGCGGCTGCGGGAAGCACTCGACCCTTCACAGCCGCAAGGGTCCACGATCATGTTGCCGCCCGATCCTGAGCTAGTCTCAGACCTATGCGCGCCTCGCTACGAGGTAACTCCGAGGGGCATCAAGCTGGAAAGCAAGGAAGACGTGTGCAAGCGTCTAAACCGATCACCAGATCGAGGCGATGCTGTTGTAATGGCATGGCATGACGGGTATAAGGTGAGCCAACTCGAAGGTGGAAGCTGGAAGGGTATCAAGGGTGGTAGAATGACGCCTAAAGTAATCATGGGGCGCGCAGCAGCGCGGAGTAATAGACGATGACCACATACCAACGCGAGAGTTTTGAAGAGGCTTATCCTGACGCGATGCCGTTGCTAATGCTTCACTGGAAAGAAATATCCAGTAACCTTGACATCGCACTGGACGTTAACGTAGAAGCCTACCGAACAAGTGAAGCAAACAATCTCCTACGCATATATACCGCGAGAGATAACGGCGTCATGCTTGGATATGTCGCTGTGTTTGTTCACAAAGGACTGCACTATCAGCAAAGCCTACAAGCTACACAAGATGTCTTTTACGTTGATCCCCGTCACCGTGGGAAAATGCTAGGGTTACGTTTGATAAAGTTTGTAGAAAATCAGCTCAAGGAAGAAGGGGTACAGGTACTCTGCCAACACGTCAAGATCAAGCACCCCGCGTTGGGGTATCTGCTAGAACGTAGTGGATACACCGCTGTTGAAAAGATATATCAAAGGAGATTAGACTAAATGGGTATCGTCGGAACAGCGCTACTAACTGGCCTCGCGGGAACAGCAGCTTCTACTGTACTCGGTAAAATTATGAACAAAGAAGATAAAACACCCGCTCCCCCAACCGTCACCCCACCTACGCCTGAACCGATCACCAAAGCCATGCCAACGGCGGACGACGCCTCAGTACAAGCCGCTCGGAAGAAATCCCTGTTAAATCAATCCCAACGGCAAGGCAGGGCAAGCACGATATTGACGAGTGAACAGGATTCTACCGATAAGTTGGGGGGCTAGGCATGGCAACAGTACTCGAACCAAACGATCCGCTCTTGGGAAATAGTTACGAGGATGGGGTTGAGCGCGCTCGGCGCGTGAACATGAAGAAAAAGAAAAAGCCGGACGGTATGGGGGACACCCCACCTGTGGCACCAGGCACGCCTGAAGACATAGCGATGCTTCAAGAAGGTGGATTACTACCTAAGGGAACAGACCCCAACGCTCTTGCAGCAACACAACTCGCCGGGGGGTGGGCGGGATACCAAGATAACTCTCAAGCCGGAAGTTTGTACTACATATCTCCTGGCGACTTAGAAAAACAACGTAAGTTACGCAAGCCACCAAGCACGGTGTTGGGAGGATAGATGGACGCACTTGAGTTTCACATGCAGCAAGGCAAGAAGCTATTTGACAGCCGGGCTTCACTATTGTCGTTGTGGCAAGAGATCGCGGACAACTTCTACCCGGAGCGCGCAGACTTCACCACGGTTCGCAACATTGGAGAAGAGTTCGCTGACAATCTGACAACCAGCTATCCAATTATCGCAAGGCGCGATCTCGGCAACGCCCTCGGTTCCATGCTGCGCCCGACAAGTAAAGAATGGTTCAAAATACGCACTTCGGCTAATTGGGAAACACTTGGCACCGAAGCGCGTGCATGGTTGGAGTGGGCTGGCAGTATTCAAAAAAGAGCGATGTATAACCGTCGGGCGCAGTTCACGCGTGCGACCAAGGAAGCCGACCACGACTTCGCCACTTTCGGCCAAGCCGTTATCCAGACCTCGCTCAACCGCAATGCAGACGGCATGCTATACCGATGCTGGCACCTGCGCGATGTCGCGTGGCGGGAAAACGAAGAAGGTATTGTTGATACGGTCTACCGGAAATGGAAGCCCACTATTCGCGATCTGGACAGACTCTTCCCAGGTAAACTCCACCCAAGTCGCAAGGATAAGCTGGAAAAAGAACCCATGTGCGAGGTTGATGTGTGGCACTGCATTGTGCCTTCCGATCTCTACGGCGAAGGCAAGTCTCGCACGCCTTTCACATCCTACTATTTCGATGTGGACAAGAAACACGTGATGGAAGAAGTTGGGTTGTTCACGATGGAGTATACAATCCCGCGCTGGCAAACCGTGTCAGGTTCACAGTATGCCTACTCACCTTCTACCGTGGCCGCATTACCGGACGCGAGGTTGATTCAGGCGATGACCCGAGTACTGCTCGAAGCGGGGGAAAAGGCTGTTATGCCCCCTATGCTTGCAGTACAAGAAGCCATTCGTGGCGATGTCAGTATCTACGCTGGAGGTATTACTTGGGTTGATGCTGAATACGACGAACGGTTGGGTGAAGTGCTACGCCCGTTGACACAGGACATCAAGGGCATTCCATTAGGCTTGGACATGGCCCGGGACACCCGCGCGATGATCGCTGAGTGCTTCTTCCTGAACAAGTTGGCACTACCCCCGCCAGAACGCGAAATGACCGCCTATGAGGTTGGTCAGCGTGTACAGGAGTACATCCGACAAGCAATGCCTCTCTTCGAGCCGATGGAAGCCGAATACAACGCTCCGATCTGCGAGAACACGTTTGCGATTATGCTGCGTGCAGGTGCCTTCGGTTCACCGATGGACATGCCCCGAGAGTTACACGGCGTCGGATATGAGTTCGCGTTCGAGTCACCGCTGCACGATGCAACCGAACGGCAAAAAGGACAGCGCTTCCTGGAAGCGAAGAGCATGCTGGCTGAAGCGATCTCACTTGATCCTTCTTCCGCTTCGCTGGTCGATGTCAAAACCGCACTCCGCGATGTCCTCCAAGCGATCAACGTACCCGCGAAGTGGACCCGCTCTGAGATTGTTGTCGCTGAGATGGAGCAACAGCAACAGCAACAGCAGCAAGCGGCCATGTTACTCGATCAGATGCAGAAGGGGAGTGATGTTGCGAAAACGATGGCAGAAGCGCAATCAATGGTACCGGCTGAGGCGACGATATGACGCAAAAGAAATTCGTAGAACCCCCGCCCTGTAACCCCGCACCATACACGATACCCGACGTTGTATCGGTGCAGGCGCTGGCAAGCGGCACAGCTTCAGCAGATCAGCAGAAGCGCGCATTGAAATGGCTCATTGAAAACGCTGCGGGAACGTATGACTTGGAGTACCGCAGCGATGCAAGAGATCACGCCTTCACCAGTGGAAGGCGTTTTGTAGGGTTGCAAGTAGTTAAACTCTTGCACTTAAATGTAGCTAAACTAAAGAAGGAACAATAAATGTCCGATCCAGTAGCAGCACCCGAAGTAACGGGAGACCCTGCACCAGCAGCAACCGACACGACTTCAACAACAACACCCGCAGCAACGGTCGTTGACGCGAAGACTGAAGTCGCCACAGACCCCGCACCCGATCCGAATGCGTGGGCAACAAAGCGCGCAGCCTACGCAAACGGCGACGAGAAGATACTGAAAAGGTTGTCGCGATACTCTTCCGAAAAGGATGTAGTCGATGCGCTGATCGCTGCTCAGAATAAAATATCAAGCGGGGGTTTGAAGGCACCACTACCGGAGAATCCAACGCCTGAAGAAGTCGCAGCATGGCGCGCAGAGAACGGCATTCCGCTAACCTCAAAAGACTACGGGATAAAAGTGCCCGACGGAGTCGATCCCGCGCAGGCCGAAGAGTTCTTGGCGACCGCGCATGAACTGAACATGACCCCCGCACAAGCGGATAAGTTGATTGCGTGGAAAGCCGCCGCAGACCAGAAGATCATGGATCAGCGCATGGAACAAGACAAGGCTACTCAACAACAGTCTACCGAAGAGCTTAGACAGGATTGGGGATCCGAGTACAAGCTGAATATCAACCTGATCACCGGACTCCTTGACGGCGCACCCGCTGGCGTCAAGGAACAGATCATGGGTGGGAGACTCGCGAACGGCACACTGATCGGCAATGACCCAAGTGCTCTTCGTTGGTTGGCGTCCTTGGCACGAGAAGTTAACCCGACTGCTACTGTTGTTCCAGGTTCGGGTGTTAACGCAGCCCAAGCAATTCAGAGCGAAATAGATACCATGAAGGGGATGATGGGCGATCCAAATTCAGCGTACAACAAAGGCCCTAAAGCTGAATCTATGCAAGCCAGGTATCGTGAACTGGTCAGCGTTCAGGCGAAGATTAACAAATAGTAAATCTTGTTATTTTTTTTTTTCACATCTAAATAAATTGGAGTTAGTTACCTTGAAGCTATTTAAAGCGCTACTGATAGCAATAATTGCACTGTATCCCGTTACAGGAATTGCTAGTACATTTTATTCCATTCTCGACCCAGTATGTATCGAGAATCCGGCAGCGCACGTAATCATGGATGGTCAAACCCAACCATTTAACACACCGTACATTGCTGTAAGGTATCAATTGCCATCCGTAGGATACGAGCTTGCTCACGATGTCAGTCGATATACCAATGCTCCACGTTCTTCGACCGTAAGACAGTTTGGCTATTACGATGGACCAGACGAACCCGCAGTTCAGGTTGATTGCTATGATATTGGCGTGATGATGAACTCATGGTCTGCAAATAATTTGAGGGGGTGGCATGGCGACTACAATACCGTGTATTCCTACGGGTTTACCCCAATGCCAGAATCTCCATTTAATGCAACAGGCACGTCTAGTCTCGTAGTGCAGGCTCATTTTGCGGTGCCAACATACATGGCGTACCCCAATAAAGGTGTTGATCCGATTGGGGGTTTAGGATTCGCTATATTTTTATACGACACTAAATCACAAATGGGTTTTGGTTTGGACGGACAGGTATTTGACAATCGCACCTTCACACAGATGTATGGTTCTTCGGGTCATTTTTGCGGCATGGCTAATATACCGTATTGCGCTAGTGCATTAAATCGAGATGAATGGTACACCACACCGGACATCAACTCCGCTACGTGGACGAGCCAGATATGGTCAGAAAAGAGATTCTATCGAATGACAGTCTCACCAGCAAACATGATCAATATGGCGAAAGAATTGAATCTATTACTTGATAAAACTGGAGAAAGCAGGCGTTATTCTCTCACCCCAACTGACTACAGATTGAGTGAGGTAACGGTACTAGCAGAGACGGAAGACTGCCCCAATATCCACTCTGATTGCGGTTCTCGCGTAAGTATGGGGTGGAGTCTTTCGTCCTTGGGTGTATTCAGAAAAGTAGATACTCCTCCCCCTCCGGTATGCACGCCGTAAGTACCATAAACTTTTCACCAATAAATAGTTGACAATCCTTGCTAGTCGGTATATGTTTAGGTCATAACACCGATTAGCAAGGCCCCACAAGCGCTAAGTTAGACCAACCCCGAAAGGGATACCTGGTTGAAATAGTCAGGATGGAAACCCCAAGCAAGCGGATATGAACTTAATATCTTAAACTTTTTTTGGAGGTAGACCATGTCTGACCACGCGTATCAAGTCCAGTACCGCGATGAGTTCATCGCTGGTTTCGAGCAAAACCAATCTTTAGTCCGCAGCACCGTTACCACTGAGGCCATGATCAAGGGCAATCAAGCTACTTTCCTGGTCGCTGACTCCGGCGCTGCAACAGCAACAACTCGCGGGTTGAACGGGCTGATTCCTGCACGTGCGGACAACCTGAATCAATTCACCGCAACACTGACTGAATGGCACGATCTGGTACGTCGTACCAGCTTCAACATTTTCGCATCTCAAGGCGATGGCCGTAGGATCATGCGTGAAACCACGATGGCCGTAATCAACAGGCAGATTGATAGTGACATCATCACCGAGTTGAATACAGGCACGCAAGATACCGGAACCGCGCAAACTGCCAGCTTGTCGCTGGTCATGTACGCTTCCACCATCTTGAGCAACAACTCTGTACCTGCCGATGGCAGTATCTTTGCGTTGATTTCACCAGCATTCCACGCGTACTTGATGCAAACTAAAGAGTTCGCCAGTGGGGATTATG